TAGAGTGTAAACACATTATCCGTTAAGACGTGAAGCATGTTTGATAGGATTGATATGTTAGCTCTTATTGCTCTGAATGTTTTGCTTGTCCTGGTTCCTATTGCATCTACTGCGCTGGTCTTAGTTTCTTTTATTGCTCTCGCAATGGTTCCTACATTCTTATGTAATGCTGTTACTACCTTCTTAAAGAAGCTCTTTCTAGTTACTGTACCAGTCCCATCAGTAGTTCCTGTTTTTGTTTCTTTGATTAGTCTCTTAGCTATTCCGGTAGTCCTCTCTAGTGCTGTCTTAACTACTTTTATAAAGCTCTTAGCATTTGCTGTAATTCTAATTTGGCCGGCACGTATCATAAAAGTCTTACGAGCATTACTTGAGGTAAGCAAGACTAGCGCTGATACTGTTTTGTAGAGTACCTGAACACCTGAGATAAATGAGCCTATAAAAGAACCTATTAAATCTACTAAACCTGTTATCTTACGATATATCTTCGTAGCTTTGGCGCCTATAAGATCTACTGCACCAACTACCTTATGGTATGTTTTAGTTGCTTTGTTTCCGGTGAGTAAAGTAGTTCCACGCTTAACTGCTTTGATTAGTCGTGTGGGTTGACTTACTGTTATCCTTAGGGCGCCCGAGACTATCTTATATAATACCAATAGACGTCCAACTAAGCCAGTAGTTATGATGCGTCCGCTTTTAATAGCTTTGATGAGTCTCTTTGTTGGACCTGTAATTATAGCATGGCCAGACTTTGCTACTTTTATAAAGCGTTTAGTTGGCCCAGTAATTCTACTTAGCCCTGTCTTCTTCTCCTTAATAGCTCTAGGTGGAGTTAATGAAGTTGAGTGTATGTCCACTAATACAGCTTTTATAAGTAACTGCTTAAATGTAAACGAGCCAAGTAGCTCTACTAAGCCGTTAACTGTTTTATAATATAGCGTTCCAGTAGGTCCTGCTTCTATTTCTTCTACAGGCGCAAGATACGCAATACCCACTGCACCCACATAATCTACTGTACTAGCTAAATAATTAGCAACTAGAACTACGCCCGCTGGAAGAAGTACTGAAGCACCATCTCCGATAATGGTTAAACCCGATGCGAATACTGTATTAGCATCTATTGAAAGAGTGGTACCGGATAATGTGATTGTAAAGAAGTTTAAGTCCAAGGTTGCGTTGTGTTGTGCTGCTATGAAGAATCGAGAACTATCTAGAACTTCTAGTCCACGGGTTAGCCCACTTACATTTAAGGAAGTTTCTAAGTCTAAAGCAGCACCGAAAGCAATTGCGTTTCCTGTTATAGTTGCGTATACTGCCTGATATTTGTTACCCCAGTCACCGGTTAGAATAGCGTGTGTGCTATCAATAGCCTTTACTTTAGGGCCAATACATACAGTAGCGTCAGTAGAAGCTAGATAGGTCAAACCGTAAGTAATAGAGGAGCCGGTAAATGTTCCAATTTTACAATATCCTGGCCTAACCGTGAGAGATTGATAGTATTGATAAAATACTATAAAGCGGGTACTATCTAATGGAGATACTGAAACATAATCCGTTTGGTAGTTGTTAAAGTTAACAGCAGTAGCTGCAATGGATAGCGTTGTATCAGATCTAGTTATACCTACCGATTTTCCTTTCTGAGAGTCTGAATTATCACCAAACACAATCACCGCAGAAGTGGACGATAACACAGCAATTGCTGCTGAATATGAATAGTTGCTTATTGTCGCGAGCGTACCGGTAAAGCTCAGTATAGTACCAAAAGAGAAACTGCGATAGGTTGGATTATATGTAGCTACAACAGCTTTACCATCAAAGGTACCATCATCATCGCGCCATATAATCAAGAAGTGTGTAGCATCCATAGCAGCTATCTTAAGTGTGGTTGGCGACACTGCATTGTCTGTAAAAGTACCGGCACTATCATCCATAATTAGTGTTCCATCTATTAATTCACCAAGTCCTATTATGCCTTGATAATTATTATTATCTGCACGGACATACGCAAAAATAGTATCGGTCACTTTTACCGCGTCGACTGTTTCTGATGCCGCATTAGCAGGGTTTGTGTGGGTTAGCCCTATCGGAGTAATTGATGGAGCTGCATAGTTTATAGCTGTTCCGGGGCCGTTTATCTTAGTTGTAGCTTTTATAACAGCTTCACTATTAAGTTCATTATCAGACTGTATCGATAGGGTAAAGTATACCTTAAAGCCAGCAGTCGCAGACTCCGTCCCTGTCGTTGCTTTGACCATTCCAGCTGCTGTGTCTATACCATAAAACCATGCAAGCCCTCCACCAACACCAGAAGATATTGTTTGCTGGTGTCCAACTGTAATGCTTGCTAGGTCAGTATTAGCTACATTACTTATTAGAGTAGTAGAGGCAGCATCTCTATCAAGACCTATTATATTTAATATCATTGCGTTAGGCGATAAAGACGTGATTGAAGGACAGCTAAAATTGGCAATAGCGGTAGCGTCCGTTTGATCTGCTACTGCCTCTATTGGACTACTTTGTTTAATACCACGGAATGCAATCATTTGACCGACAGTATGGTTACCTGTATCATTGATACCTACTGATGCCTGTGTCCCAGTATATACTTTCCACCATACGCCGAGCCGGACGCCTCCGATCGCCGCCGCCGTTCCTCTTGAAAGCGGGGATCCCGTCAGCTGTGTCCAGGTGGCACCTTCAGCGCTACTCGTAAATACAAATGCCTCATTGGCGGATTCTGCCATAAGGATAAGTAAATCACCGGCAACTATAGACGCTGGGACTGCTATTGTAATCGCGCCGGTACCACTTGCGAAGGCGCCTTTGTTTACTAATGTAACTGCCACAGCTATTCCTCCTCTATTTATTCACTAAGTCCAATATTGATACTAACCAATAGGCTATCTCCAGCCGCCACAACTCTACTTTGAGATAGCTGTACAGAGCAAAGAAGTTTCCCAGACGTTCCTGAAGCTGCGGTACAAAGAAAAACAAAATTTACAGCAGACCAAGAAGGTGTAGTACAGGTGAAGGTACAGGTTTTACTAGCTGCCTTATAAAAGGAAGCTGGCTGAGAAAGTACAAAGTCTTGGCCACTAACTCCTGTACCTGTTGTACTTAAAGCTATTCGCGCATATCCAGCGCTAGAAGGTTCGCCCACTTGAGCTAGCCCATAATCTTCTAACATTCCGCCTGCTCCATTTGTAGTCAGCCCTAGGTATAAAGTTGACGCTCTAGAGAATCCACTTAAGTTAGATGCAAAAGCCTGGGCAAGAATATACTGCTCTCCTTCATCATGAAGCATATTCAGTATATTGTCTTCCTCCCATAGCACATTACCCTCTTTGTCAATATGCTCAATATGCGCCACGTGTAGTATATGTAGGTTTTTCATAATTACCCTCCTTTTACAAGTATAGAGGAGACCCGAAGGTCTCCCCGTCTATCATTGGTTCTACTGATCAGCCTTGGTCAAACACAGCTTTGATTGTGAACTCAATTGAGTCGCCAACGTTTACATTGATAGCGCTGAATGTTCCACGTAAGAACAAATTGCCTACTGTCAATGCATCAAACAATCCAACTTCGGTAATTGCTTTACTGGCTGTTGTGCAGATAATAGTGCCAACTACTTTGAAAGTGTCATTTGCGACGTTGGTAAGATCTCTTGAAGCTGTGCCTACTGTTCTTGCTTCAGGCCCAGGTGTCTCCATCTGTGTATTACCTACGACTGGAGCTGTTGTTCCAGTTCCCCAATGAATCCAGTGAGGTTCAGTGCCAGCGCCTATCATTCTGTTAGTGATGATTGCAAGGCCTGTTTCTGGGATCATAATTACATCTGCCATTTGTTAGTCCTCCTTCTTTTTGAATAATTGTAATAACTTGTTAAAACCTTTATCGCCAGGTCTCGCCGAAGCTACAACCTTGGGTTCACTTCTTTCACCAGTCTTACCGTCTATTTTAACGGCAGTTACTTCTAGTCTGCTTATGCCTCCTCTTGCTTCAAACATAGCTTTCACCTCCTTTCATACTGCATCCATTAATATGGCATTGTATACGTTGTTGTATAGCTAACGCTTAATTGTCCACCTACTGGGACTGTTATTGTGCCTGATAGTAAATCTCTAGCGACTAAGAAATATGCGTTAGCTGTAGTATACGCTAAATACTCTACTAGGCCAACCTCATTAACGGCTATAGAAGCTGCTGAGTTATTATTGAATACACGTGTAATAACTGAAGTCCACGTTTTTGTGGGGGAATCATACGTAACAGTAGGTAGCGCCATTATTCCATACAAGAGTTGCCCAGCTGCAGATCCAGCAGCTATCTTAGTTACAGTGTAGTCTTCAAAAGATTCAGCCCCTGTTCCACTGCCTACCCATATACCAAAACTACCTGTGGCAGCAGCCTCACACACGTAGGCTGCTATTGTAGCGCCCTCAGGGCTTGTAGGATATGTTAAAGCAGAGTCGCGATATGTTGTACCGCCGGTATGTTTCACACTGAGACTACCTGCACCATAGGTAGATGTTCCGGCACCGCTGGAGGCTGGTAAGAATAACCCAGCCAACATGTTATGCGCATTGCGCACCCAACTATTAGACTTGCTATCATATGTTTCTATTAGACTGCCATCTGCATCATGTACCTGAAAGCTAATAAAAGAAATAGGCGGATGAGGTAGATGCATTTCTGTGCACTTATCGTTTAATTGCTTTAAATCATGCAGTAGTTCATCAGTTATATGATTTGTGGTTTTCATAGTATCCTCCCTATAATAGTGTAGCTGTGGCGTCAGTTGTAGGAATGCCTGGTATACTCTGTGTCTCACTAGTGCTCTGTGGCGTTTCTGATCGCAGGCTTGTACTTTCTACTGTACTAGGAATGCCTGGTACTGCGGCTGTTTGGTTATTGCTTTGTGGTGTTTCTGATCGCAGGCTTGTACTTTCTACTGTACTAGGAATGCCTGGAACAACCATTGTCTGATCAGGATTAATATACTCGCCAGGCGTAAATGTTCTATCAACTACATTTACTATACTCATAAGCCCCGCTACACTCTTTAAGAAGAAGCTACATGTAGCATACGTGGCAGTTAGTGTAGTCCTTGCTACAACTTCCTTTATATATTTATAATACGTAATTTGGTTCAAAATAGGACTAGCCAGTATACCAACAGAAATTTCTTTTCTTATACGCACATAGTCTGTTCTGGTTTGACTGTTTACCGTGCCGTAGTTGGTAAGTAACATGCTCTACCTCCTTCTATAACTTTGTCTCTGTTGAGGTAGTGGTGCTGCTAATGTTGCCTGTTACTGTCCGTGAAAAATCGGATGCGCCAAGGGCTCCAAATAGTATCCACTCATTTGTATCTATTTTCTTTAAAGTTACTGCGCCATATCTGCTGCCTATACCCGTCAAACCTTCTACACTATTAAGCGTAGCATCTATTGTTAAAAAAGAAACATTAGCATTATAGCGAACAAACACAAGTTCTGTATCTACTGGCATATACGCTTTATCATCTGCTTGAATAGTAATCGTTATTGGTGCGTCATTCTTACATATATAGATGGTGGGTACCTCTAGGGTAGCTAGCGTCTTGTGGGTAATTAATGTTGCAGTAGGTGTTAAACTTGAGATGTTACTATTTCCAGCCATCCTAAAAGAACACCTTGTTAAGACATATGGTATAACAGCACTGTTTACTACATCCGTTACATTCAACTCTATACAGCAGTTTAAAGCTTCTATGCCTGTGCTAAATTCATCTGAAATAGTAACATGACTTAGAACTAAAAGAGCTGTATCCCACATATATATTGCATAGTCGCCAGTGGGTCCACTGCAGGTTACATTAGTCAGAGAGAGATATTTACCGTCGTAGCTATCAATTCCATCACCATCTATTACACTATCTGAAATGATACCATAGCGGCTACACTGTAAGCAGAGCCAACCTACTGACTCAATGTATGTACCAGTAAAGTCTATACTAGTTACGTCGAATGTCCATGAGACGTTAAGTTTATTTATGTATACACTCCAATATGGACACACGAGTACTGTATCTCTAAGTGCAACAGTATACACTGCATCAGAGTTTATGAAGAGCTTATTACAAACACTAGCATTCTTAAAAACAATATCAGTTTCTTCTACTATGTTAGTAAGCGGATTTATATAGAACGAATAACCACCGCTCCAACCTGCTTGTGGTGTGCCCACTGTTACTTCACAGTATGCACTTATCTTATTGAGAGCCGCCTGCACTGTAAGCAGAGGAGTAAACTGGGTTAGCCCATCATTATCATCGTCACCAACATTGCTTATGTAGTAATTGATCTGTGCTACTGCCTTACTTAATAGCCTGCCTTCTATCTCCTGTGACGACCAGGTATGTACTAGATCAGTTACACTATCATCAATTTCGTCAGTATTTATGTATCCCTCACGGTAGATTTTTGACTTACTATCTACTGTGTAGCTGATGTTTATACAGTCTTCATAGTTTACGTTTGTAAGTATAAACCTAGAAAAGTTTGCAATTTCACAAACCTTACCAGAGTAGCGTATCACATGCAACCAGTCTAACTGAACAGTAGCATCTAGTTCAGCAACGACTAAACTATCACGCATATTAGCGTCTACGATATGTACTGCACCGTCACCGCTAGAAATGCAGGATGAAGAAAAAGCTTCTATTAGATGCCATGCATCGGGCCAGTAAAAATATACCCCGTCTAGTACTATTGCGCTACAGCTATCTGCATAAACTAGGCTAGCTGTTCCACTGCCTATATGTGTAAAGGAGCTATACGCAACAGTTATTTTACTATTGTGAGTCGCGTCCAGTGCTATTTCAGCATACGATACTACACAATTCTCCGCGGAGATAACAGATGAGTCATAGGCGAATAATGCACGTACGCCTACTGTTATAATCTCAACAGCTTCGCCATATATGGTACTACCATAATATGCGCCCAGTGCATCATACCCTACGTTTTCTATATATGCCCAAGCTACGTTAGCCGTGCTATTACCATATACACAAACAGCATCCATGCCACAGTTAATTATATCAGAGTACTCTAAACTTACATAGCTCGCACTCTGCGCATCACAGCCTCGTTTAATAACACCATCTATTATGACACCATCAGCTACTATTGTTGCAGCATTATAGGCTACTAGTGCGTTTTTTCCAATTACTTTTAACCAGCCATAATGGTAGTAGATATGTGAGCCTGACTCTGCAAATACCGCATCACCGGCTATGCTTTCCATATTGCAATTCTCAGCATATATGGTAGCAGCGTAGGCGTATATACCGCCACCTAAGCAATTATTTATTTCAGAATCTTCCATATTTATTATTGAACCACCATACGCGCCAACCGCTACTGGATCACAAAAATCATGCCATACTGCCCCACAGTTATCTATGGTGCAACTGTCAGCGTATATACTACTTGTGCCGTAAGCATATATTGCAGCCGCATTACAGTTCGTTATAGTTGCCGCAACTATATGTATATTTGAGGAATATGCCACTACTCCAAAGCCTGTACAGTTATCTATAGAAACCCTAGGAGCATTAATAGTAGAGTCTTGGTAGGCGTATAAAGCATCACCAGCTCTTTCTACGGATACGTCATCATGGTACTGCTTATGAATATTGCTAATTATACTATCGTCTGCTAAGTTTACTACGCCTACTTCTTCTACCATTACAGCGTGCCAGTGACAGTCTGAAATTTCTACACCATAAAAATCTACCCTTCCACCAACACAGTGTATACCTGGGCCAGACGCCCCGCGGATTTTACCAAAGATAGAGGCTCTAGAACCTTTAGTTATGTAGTACATTGCGTGATTAGGAGGGAAAGACCATTCAGCGTCACCAGGACCTATGGTGTCATCCATATAGAAAGATGCACTTACAACAGGCAGTTTACCCGCTGCGTTTACGTAGAACGCTGGTCTGATAGCATTCATATCTGAATATGCACGTCCACTTGGTTCAATAGTCAAGGCACTTTTAGTTATAGTATGTACTTCAGCTGGGTTCTGCGACTTAATATGTATCCAACTTAAATCAGCGCCATTTACAAGTACCTGCTCTGCCATAACGAAGCCAGGCAACAGCTGTATAATAACATAGCAGAAAGGATACGATGGGTGAAGCTTCATAAAATAACGTAAAGCTGCATTAATTGTCGCAAACTGTCCACCTGTGCCTACCGTAACTAGTTGGTAACCTGTGAAGCCTAGTCCATCTTCTGGAACTACTGGAAGTGTTGGGGCACCAACAGCTACTGTATTAACAGCGGCAGCTACATCCGATGATATGCTATATTCTGGATATACTGCAATATGTACTACTACGCCACTTGTTCCTTCAACAAGTAACTGGAGGCTCACTAGTGTTTTATTTGTATCCAGCGCTACATAAAAGGACCTTGCAGATAATGGATTAGCTAGATGTACGTATTGAACATCGTCACCATAATCAGCTATAAAACGAACATCCGCATTCTGTAGCGAACTACCCGTAAGTGCTACCTTAAGATGCTGTGGTGTAGCACCTAGTAAAGGCGCCACAAGTTCGCATGTAGCTAGCCCACCTATATCAAAAGTAATGGTACCGTTAACAACCGTACAGTCACTCATAAACCAAGCCGTATCTGCTTTAATTATGTTTGCTAAAAACTGCATATTACACCTCCAGATATGCTGTATCTATAAAAGTATAGTCAGCTGATAAAACGCCAGCATAATGATATTCGGCTTTTATTAATAGTCCTGTTATAGTGGTAGCATATCTTGTACTCTCTATTTCTACTTTATCGCCAAGTTCTACGAGGGCATTACCTCTAGCGCTTATAGTTACAAATTTGTTTGAAGCCGCGATAAATGCATCTAACTTATCTTTATACCATGTGGCATGCGCATTAGTTAGAATATACTCATTAGTTACTTCTATCTGTTTAGGCGCTACGTCAGTAGATCTTTTATCTTTCTTTATACATGTTCCTATGATATCAATCTGTGCAGTTACATCAGATGGATCAGAATGTTCTACCGCCACCTCAACCTGTCGTGAAGTGTGGTCCCCTACTTCATATGATGTTAGCGCTGCTGTATTTGGAATAGTTATAGTGATAGAGTCTATATCCTTAACAGGTAACTTAGTAAATACAAATATAAATGTTTCAAGTATACCCGCAGGTAGGTCCATACCTGTAGCGCTATAGACAACTGCCGCCTCTTCTAGTGAGACCATTGCGTAATTTAATAAACAGTTTGTGTATTGCTTTTGTAGTGACTGCTTTGTAGCCAGGCTCTGTATCTGTGTAGTATCAGTAAACGTAGCTACTGCGCTATTATTATTAAGAAGCGGCAGTACAGTAAACTGTTCAGCCCTATTTATCACTACTGCAGATAGTGTTGCGTTAAGTAACCTCTCAAGTGTTTGACCCCATGTTTCCATAGGGTATGCATACTTTAGTCTATAGTCTTCGCTTACAGTTATATCTCCGATCGTACAGTCTGTTAAACCCGCTACATCACCAATATAGTCAGAGATGTATCTATTTGTCATTACATCTAGCCCATCAGTTTTCTGATCAAACATTTTATTCATTATATCCATTGCTGTTATAGTTGCGTTAATGCCTAAAGCATCTGTTTGCCAGTCCTGAATATAGTAAATGCCCATGGGCACCCACGTAGTTACGCCAGTAGCCACGGTCTGTATCTCTAGCTTTATCTTTACGCCTTTTACTATTTTGCCATAAAAAGGACTTGCCGGATTTTTTGCGTTGAACCGCTTATCAGCTGCAGCTAGCTTTACTGTCAGCATGTTGCTAATGATAGACCCGGAGAGAGTGTCACCCTCAGGTAAACACTCCTCCACCATCTCAAATGATTGTAGATAATCTGCCTGCGTAAAAACAGTAGTAAGACCGCTAAAATAAAATGTGGCCTTAGCTATTATATGTCTACTGCTAGCATTAAATAAGTCGCTTGTAATTCCTGCTACTGTTAACATAACTTCCTACCTCTCAATCAAACTAAAACTTACGTCTTTCCATACCCATTCTTTACCATCTGCTCTGTGTAGTGTAGTCGGTATCGCACCTGCATAAACTGTTACTGATTTTGATACGTTTAATTCATCTGTGTATACTAGAGTGTGAAAGCAGTTATGCGAGGTTACTAAGTCACTCCAGAGTTCTTCGATAATTACATTTAGGTCAGTTGATGTGATTGCGGCATACGTAAACTGAAACTTTCGCTTGTTGGCTACAAAGTCCATAACCATGTCACCATTCGCAATACGTGTAGACTCAGTTAACGTGTACCTCTCAATCGAGAACCCAGAAGGGTTTTTAATGTTTCTACTATTGATGCTAAATTTACTGTTTCCCATCTTCTACCTCCTGAGTGTTTCTACTCTGCGTACATCGTATAACTTCTTTTCTAGTTCTTTTATTCCGCGATCATCAGCTATCAATGTGCCTACATAGATTGGTGTCATTTGCTGTTGTGAGCTAGCAAGCATCGGCAGTACTGACTCCAGGACCTGTCTAGCTATGTTCGAAGAGTCTTGTGGCTGAACCGTTTGTATCTGCTTTACAGGGCTTGCGACTCCACCATTTGACATCCCCATAGCCATTGCTAACTGTGTCATCATGTCTCCAGAAATATCGAAAGTAGCAGGCATATGCTTTGCAAGCGTTCTACCGATCTCACGTAATGGACTCTTTCTATCAAGCGGTACCACAGCTTCTCTTAGACCAGACTCACCCATTTCATAGAGACCATGCTTTCCTATAATACCTCCAGATGCCATTTGATCAGGTTTTGTGATGTTGCCTGTACCCTGATAAGGTAGCTTCTTTATGTCTACCCATTCTCCTTTACTGTTTTTGTAGCGATAACCTTGTAGTACCCCACTCTTCCATATTTCAGTATACATCGTTGAACCGATAGTATAGGTTGCACCTTTAGTCTCATTATCATTTTTTGTAAATGGATTACCTGTACTAAGTGTACCTGAAAGCTCTTTGAGGTCCTCAATCTTAGACATTGCTAAGACTATAGCATCTACCATTTCACCAAGAGTTGCATCAAGTGTCTTCTTTGATAAAGACATCTGAGCATTGATCGCAGCCGTGACTCCCATAAAAGCAGTCTCAGTTGTATTTCTAATTACATACCATCCACCTGCAGCTGCATCGTTAGACGCTTTCAACTGTGCCTGTATTTCTGGTGGTAAGTCCTGGAATGGTTTAACTATACCATCAGTTACTTTAGCGGCTTCTTCTGCGCTTACTTGTGTGATTTTAGCCATACCATTCTGTGTTGTAATTAGTCCGTCATCAAGTGCGTCTTTTACTTTAGGCTCAAGTGTATCCCAAGATTGGAACCATGAATCTTCAATCTTTACAAAACCATTCATTAGTTCTGTATGAATTACAAGCATTCCATTTTTTACTTCAACACCTGATCTATCAGCTATGACATCTCTTAAAGCTGCAGGTATCTGATCCCACATCTCAGGCTCGTCTACAAACAGGTCAACTATATCCGCTGCACCATTCTTGAAGACGCCATTTAGATCTACCATCACTAGTCCTGCGGTTTCTGTTGTTGTAACACCCAGGGCTGTCATAGCTTTAGAGGCTGCTGGTGATAGCTGTGACCATACATCCGCTGCCACAAATGTGACACCATCTTTAAGTCTATCGCCTAGCTGATTTATTACAGCAATAGCTTTGTCACCCTTATCCTCTATTACCGATACACCTACTGTCTGTAGACCTGCTATTTCTTCAGGCGTTATCTCAGAGAACCTAGTACTCATTGCTACTACTATGCCATCAGCTGCTTTGGCTATTGCCTCACGTGTGATAGGCATTCCATTACCTGTACTAGTAGCTATTCTTTCGTCTAGTTCCTGTAGTACTCTTATTGTATCACCAGTAAGTTTACCTTTGACACCTTCTAGCCAACTAGATACTGTTTGTTTGCCACTTAAAACCGCTGTGTTAGTTATTTCAAAGAAACCGCCTTCAAGATTACGTCCAAGGCCATCAAGTATATCTTCTTGTGCCTGACCAATATCTCCAGCAATATTCTCACTTAGTTTAAACCTAGCAGTTATCATCTTATTAGCTACCGTGGCATCATTGATGTTTAGTTTAGATGCATAGAGTTCAGATCCTTCAATCTTATCAAATGTAAAGCTTAAACCATCTTTGGATAAGCCTGATAAGATAGACTGTGAAAAATCATTTGGGTCTAAGTCTATGTTTCTATTGGAGCTTGATATTGCCTCATTCATAGCTTTCATGAAGGTTATTGTACCGTCACTATTTATCTGAATTCCAGCCTGTGCCAAGATGCTAGCGTCGTTGATGCTAAAGTTACCGATGTTTATACTATCAGGTAAACGTTGTGTCCAGCCTATAATGTTATCGTTTAACTTAGCCATTTCAATATTCATGACGGCGCCTGATGACAGGCTTGTGCCTTCTATTGTCGGACCAAAACGATTATCTTTTCCAGAAGCTAGATCAGCACTTTCGTTGTAACCAAGTCCTGGAATTACTTTCGTTATTTCAGTTGTAAGCTTTGTAAAGTTAATCCCCAGTGTAGCATTCAACTCAGCTAAGAAATCAGCATTCAATGCACTTATGTCAAACTCAGGTCCTAAGTAAGATGATGTTGTCCCTGTTCTATTAAATGTAGGACTATCAAAATACTTTGTAGGAATCAACTCTGTGCGTGCATATATGCTTTCCATGTTATCTACTACACGTTGCATCATGTTTATTACAGTAGGCATTGCTTTATCTGTTACCTGACTCCAGTCACGTGGTTGCTCGTCTATTCCTTGTTCTTTAAGTGCTCTATATAAACTTGGAGCCATACTTGGCATGAATTTTTCAAAGGCCGCTGCGAACTGTTTTGTAGAACCTTGGAAGTACTTTTCAAATACAGCATCCTGTTCTTGTTCACTATATTCTTTTCTAAATACTTTCCAATTACTTTCTGATATAGCCCCATACTGGAACATAGCGTCAAGCATATCTTCTTTGAATTTGCCGCCTTCAAGATACTCGGTAGTGCTTACAAGTCTTCTACCTCTACCACCAGGCATTACCTGTTCAGTAGTTGCTGTACTTCTAGTAGCGCCGCCCTCACCCGCAAGAATCTTCTTTAATTCCATTGTAGATAACACTGAACTACCATAGTCTGATAAAATTAATGCGGAGGCAGCTTGTTTCTGTATCTCTGTGAGTCTGTCCCAATTCTGTAAAATCTTCTCGCCATACATCATTGAGTTGGTCCAACTACCCATTCCAGCGGATATTGCTGAGTTTATTGTTTCGCCTATTGCAACACCTATCAGAGCTATTGTTGTTCCTATTGCTGCTCCAGCGCCACCACCGATTGTTCCTTCTGGTCCAATGACTGTGCCTGCTATTGCACCCGCTAATGCTGCCTGACCTATAAGAGCAATTGCACTATTTAGTTCTTCAAAAGCAGTTTGCTGCATACCTATAAGGCCCATCTGCTCGAACATATACTCACCGAAGGTCTTATTATTATCGGTGGCCTGAGCTTCCCAGTTAGCATAGAGTGTTTTGTATTCCTCACCCATTTCAGCATTTGTACGTGCCTGCGAACTCATAGTCTTTTCTATTGAAGCATACAGGCTTTTCATAGTAGTTGTTTCTTGGTATGCTGTAACTGCTACACTGACTGCTTCACCAGCAAGATCAGCAAGACCTACTCTAAGCAAGTCAGCTCCATCAATTCCTGGTATTCCTGCTTCTTTCATATTAGGCATACGTGTACGTATTTCGCCTAGTATAAAACTACTTGCCTTAGCGGCAGCTTCGCCAGTTAGTGCTTTAGATATTTTGCCTATTTCTTTAATAGCTTCTGAAGAACCGCCTGATAATCTACCTATGCGCTCACCTAATGTTTCTACTGCTGTTGCAAAGCGTCCGGTAGCTCTATCAAATACATTGGAACCTATTTCAAATAGTTTAGCCGAGTTATTTATCTTTGTAGTTACTTCTTCTACTATCTCTGCATCAGCTGTTTTCTTTTTAGTACGTGTTCTAGTTTTCTTTGCTGCTTCTTCAACTACACCAGCATTCTCAGACATAGCTTTTGCTTCTTCTGCAGCTGCAGCTGTAAACTCTGCAATAGCGTCTAATGATCTATACTGCTGTGTAAGATCTATTGCTGGAGCATCCTTTAAGCCCACTACCTTTTCAGATAGCATGTCATGTGCTTCTATAGCGTTATCAAGCAACTGTCGCGTATAGTCATCAAACTCTGTTGCCGCTTTTATTTGTTCTTCAGTTATTTTTATACGCTTATATGTTGTAGCAACTTCTTCTTCAGCTATCTTTTCAAGTTGCTGTACTGCATCAAGTGTTGATAAATACACATCTGCTTGCCCTACAGACATATCCAGTATTTCTTCCAATGCTTTAAGTAATTCAGCTTTACCCGTTCCTGTTGCTGTTCTAAAAGCGCCTCCTTTAAACATTGTAGATACTTTTTCAAGAAATATCTTATAGTCTTCTATGCCACCAAGTGTACGCGTTATATTTTCAACATACTGTACTCTAGCCTTTGAAGAGGGTTTAGCTACTCCATCTTTGAATTGCTTCTGTATATCTGATACATCCGACACCATTTGCTCTACTACTGCTAGCGCTTTATTTGTGTCTACTGTACTACTTGGTAGCTCAGCCATATTTCTTAATGCAGCTTTTGCGAAGTATAGTGCGTCTTTAAACTTTCCTATTGTCTTATTATCAAAAAGTGACACAAGTGTTTGACCAACATATTCATTTATCTTCTTAGAAGCATCCTGTAGTAGCATTGCCTGTCTAGGTAACTTCTGAAGCGAGAATGTGCTCTTAGTTAGTTCTTCAAGTCCGTCTCTTATCTTACGCATATTCTCATATGTTGTTTCAATTGCCTTGGTAGCACCCGTTGTTGGTTCTTCTGGTGCATAGGCGTTGAGTGAATTAAAGAATATATTTTTGTTAGCTCCTACGCGCTTGTCTGTCTTTAATGCTTTATCAATTTTATCAAGTACAGCTTTAAGACTCTTCATAGCCTCAGCATTTACTGCCGGATTAGGGTTAAACTGTAGACGCTTAAAAATATCTTCCAGTTCACCTGACAAGATACGTCCATTACGTATCCCTGTCTTATCTAGTTCTTCACCAGTAACGGCTTTTAGCCACTTGAAGTTTTTAAAGTCTACTTGTCTTGTTATACCTGACATGTTTACTTCTTCACCAGACTTTAAGAATGATGTAAGCAACTCACCAAAAAAGTCTGTCTTACTAGTGGCAGCTATTATATTCTTTTTTGCTATTTGGATGACTGAAGCTTCTTTTAAACTCCACTTAAATGTTTCAGGTATGTCTACCATTACTAGGTGCATATACTGCTTTGCGTCATTCACATTAAACGCCTTAGTACCATTGTCTGTTAGTGCACGCATTATATCATTTTGAATAGCTCTTTTAAAATCTTCACCGTCAAACTGATCATACTTAGCATAGTTTAAACCCGGTTTAACTACTGATCCGGCTTCACGTATTTCTTTCAAAGCATCCCTATTAAATACAAGCATTCCTGCTTGATTCTGACCAAGCGCTATAGCTTGTAAACCTAGTTGGTGTGCATACTCTGGGAACCAGCGTAGCATATCATCAAACGACATAATAGAGTTACTAAGATCTTTAATGACGGTGTCCATTGTTTCACCGCCCATACTTGACGCAAACTTAACGCCTTCAAATTTACTTTGGGACATTGTCTTTATATCTACCGGCATATCACCAAGCATTGCATCTATTTGCGCAGCTACCATACTTTTCCAGTCAACTGCTATTGGTCCCTTTTTTAGCTTAGCGTCGACCTTTAACTGTGCTGCCATTTGGTTAAACATACCAATAACTATATCTTCTAACTGAACGCCGACTTCCATTATAGCTTTAGTTGTTTTGCCTGGCTCTTTCGGAACATAATCAGCAACGCGTATATCATTTTTAATTGCTTCAGTCATATCATTAACTATAGTAGAAGACATAGTTCTACCAAAGTCAGACAAACCTTGAAGACCCATTTGGTCTGTGCCACTTGGAAGTACTTTAGTAGCATCAAAAATGCCTGATTCCATAATAGTCTTAGGTAACCGTGATACTGCAAGTGCATAATCTTCAGCGTCTGTTACTAATTGCTCTGTACCCTCTAGAAGCGCTGTTTTCAGATTCCAGAAACTATTATTAAGTTTTTGTATGTGACTAATAGATGCGACCGCTGCTTCATTGCCTACTGCTTTTATATGACTAGGGATATTACCAATCTTATCAGAGATAGACTCATAGTATTTCTGAGTATCTATGCGTTCAACTGCTTGTGCAGGCTGTGCAGCGTTTGCCTTAGCTGCTAGTCTAGCTAGTTCATACTTCATAGCATCAAAGCCTTGTAGATACTCTGTAGCTAATTTTTCTAACTGCTTACCTACTATATCAGCATACATTTTTGGTATTTGTTTTTTCAAAACCATATCGAACTTTGTTACAGCTGTTTTGAAATCACCAGAAGTTTCAGAACTCATTAGTAGCTCATCAAACGTCTTTGTTAGAGAACGCATAGCTCCAATGCCATGCTTTATATCAGATACAAGTGATTCAACTCTACGTATATCAGGGATCAGATTAGAAGGTTTGCTAAAGAACTTTTCATCGCGCATACTTACAGACAGTCTATTAAGTATAGACTTATTATCGGGTGCAGCAGGTGTCCTATAAGCACTATCTATTGCGTCTGTAGCTGTAGTATATCCAAGCTTTGCTTCTGGTGCTGTTACATAGCCTATAGTCTGTGAAAGGATATGCTTTAACTGTCCATTAATCCTAGAGGATGAAGCTGTTGAATTTGCTATTTCGTCTACTTTCTTTTTCATCTCTCTGAATGTTAAAACATTTACAGAAGTCTTATCAAACATCTTAGGCGTGTCTCTGTAGTACTTCTGGGCCATACTTATTTGTTCTTTGACAAGCCTAATAGCCTCGCTGGTATTGCCAGTAGGCTTATTAAATTTATCTATAAGGAATCTAACAGTTTCTGCTATTGTTTCTTCACTAATCTTTTCAGTCGGTGTAGATATAGCCTCAGCATACGCCTTTGTGACTGCTGCCAATACCTTAGGCATCTTTTCCATCTCTTTAGCTGTTATCTCTGTAGCTTCACCAAGATTGTTTATTGTGTTAAAGAAGCTCTTAAATGCTTTGTACTCTCCCTTATTAGGCAAATCGTTTACTACCTTAGTCAGTGCTTCGTCTACATTGTTTGCGTTGGGTGTATAGAGTTCATTCATTATACCAGCGCCTAAGCTGTAGCGTGTCCTGAACATTTCATCAGTGCTTAAAAGCACCTCTTGGATCTTAGAAAGCCTAGTGGCCATAATTCTAAGCGTACTACTATCAGCTGCACGATTAGTCTGTCCTGCAACACCTATAAAACGATCTACTAAGTCAGCTTGCTTTGCAGCAGCCATACTCTGTGTGCGCATCTCAGTTGTTGCAGAATAAAGTAGTCCTCTACTCTCTTCTATAATTTTTCTATTTTTAGCTATAGAACCTTCGCCGCCTTTATTAAGCAACTTATCAATGGCTTCCTGTAATGCGTTTGGATTAGTGGCGCTTTTAGAACTTCTAATAATTTCACGAAGCTCATCGCCTTTTATTTTTACTATTCTTTCTAACTGCAACTCTGCAAAAACAGCATTTTTCTTGCTACCTGTTTCGCTGAATGTTGTCATAATGTCTACTAACTGCTTTGTATCTTTTGTTAGACTTTCTTGTGCTTTTATTAGGTTAAGAATATGATCCCTTTTTGAAGCGTATAGTTCTAGATCAGGTGATGTAACCGCTCCGTCGCCAAAACCAGCCGCTGACTTAGATACAGTTACTATATCTTTATTTAGCTGATTAAAGAGTTTACGCATGTCACTGCTGGAAGCATTAACATCCATTACTGTAGCTATTAACTGTCTATAACCTTTGTCTAGTATAGCTATATCTTCATTTATGGATGTACCTACTCCTAATACATCGCTTAAGCCTAGTGCTTTGAATTGTTCAGCATATTGGCTTACACCGGCATTATCGCCGTACTTACCCATATATTTTGAAAACTCTTTCTGTAAGCCTTCAAGAGCTGTATTTAAGTCTGCAGCTAATCTTTTTGCAACAGCTGAATCACGTCCGCCATTAGGTAGCTTAGATAGCTCATCGTTCATTGCAACTACTTCGTTGTATATGCCCTGCAATCTACCTGTATCGCTTGCTAACTTAGCACGTTCTATAAAGTTATATTTCTTCATTTCAGCACTATCAGAAAGCGTGACTAGTTTAAGCATTTCACGTTCTTTACCGATATAGGAATCTAACATAATGTCAAGTGCAGGAAGTCCGCCCCTAAACTTAGCGGTGTTAACATCGTCACCCATCTTGCTTAAAAGACTAGCGAACTTCTTATCATACTCTTTAAAAGTCGCATCAAGATTACTTATTCCTTTTGCAACTGCTCTGTCTGAAAGATATACGCTTTTAAGTGCGCCCTTCATCTCATCTACTGGAAATGCTTTTGCAAACTTAACACCAAGTGCACCAAGCGCGGCTGTTCCAACAACACTACCTATAATAGCTGGCCATTTTCCAAACTCATCAGTGATTGCATCCTGGAAAGAATCATCAAAACTAAACTTAGGATATTCAGGTAACGTAGCGCTACTTTCCTCTGGGAACTTAAATGAAGGCATCTGCGGTAGATTACCATATGGGTTATCTGGGTTCTTATCAAGTAAAGAAACTAAATCGCCAGCTGCAGCATTAGTATCTTTTTGAACTTGATAGACTTCGTCAAAACCAGCTACCCAGTCTTTCTTAACTGATGAAGCTGCTTTCTTTGAAGAGTCCGCTATTTTTTCAAATGTATCTACACCAGTAGAGGCAATGTTAGTAAATGGTTCACTAAATGCAGACTGATACTTTGCAATAGCTTCATTATATTTTTCCATGTCTTTAGCGTATTCATCATAGGCGTTACTATAGTCGGTAGGTAATATGCCTGTACGTTTACCTGAGACGCCCGCCATAGCTTTATCAAGAAGACCAAAAGCTCCCGCAGTTGCAACAGCCCCTGCAGCTAATCCTGATAGCACCATAGTAACTGTTTTAACTACTGGATTCATACGTGCGAATATTGGCAGTATAGTTCCTAAAGTAAGTCCTAAACCAGCTAAACTACGTGTAGCTGCCAATGCACCTTGACCTACAAAACTTAGTGCTTTTGCGGCCTTATAACCTATGAATAATACTGCTAGGCCTTTGCCTGCTAATTCCGCGCCGCTACCAAGCATCCCAGTTTTTTCTGTGGCCCACTCAACTACTTTTATTAGATTAGTTAAAGCACTTGCTAGAGCCTGTATGCCATAGCTGTACATAGCTAATTCAGCATATGCAGCCTGGCCAAGTACCTTAAGTAAAGGCTGAGCAGCTACAAATAGTTCACCAAGTCTATCTCGTAAGTTGCCTAGGTTACTGGTTAGTGTTAGTACAAATTCTGCTAACTGACCAGAAGCATCTGCATCCAGTAGAATAGATTTAACTAGGCCAGCAGAACCCAGTGTTGTTACTGTATCTCTATATTTATCCAAGGCATCTCTGACTACTGTTATCTTATCTGCAAAATCAGCATAGGCATTTGCACCTAACTGTTGGACTATAATTAAAGAGTTATCTTTTAGGGTATCAGACATACCAGTCATAGTCTCGGCAATTCTATCAGCTGCTCCAGCATACCTTTCCTCTAATCCTTTAAGTATAGCTACTACTGCTTTTTCAGCCGGAACCCACTGTGTGCCTATACGAGCTATTTGCTCGCCAGTAAGGTTCATTTGTTCTTGTAAGATTTCATAGATTGGTATATTAGCATTTGCTAACTGTCTAATTTCTTCATTTGCTAGGCGCCCTTTAGTAAGCATTTGGCCTAAGCCGAATGTTATACGCTGTAGATTCTGATCAGTAGCTCCAGTAGCCGCTGCAGTGTCTGTAATAACACCTAAGAAACTTTTTGTTGTTTCCATACCTACGCCCATGGCTTGCATGTACTTAGATAGTGAAATAGCTTCAGTAGTACTAAAAGGTGTTCTAGAGGCGAATAGATTTATCTCACGTAGGTATGCAGCAGCTTTAGCTGATTTGTCTGCACCCTTTACGAAGTATTCCATGGAAATAGCAGCAGTCTCCATATCTTTCGAGAACTGGAGAGCTGCTGCACTTGCTTCAATCATTACACCAGATAAAGAGTAGAAGGCCTGAGATACCATAATACCAGCAACGATACGTTTAGTATCTTTAATCCCGGCGGTAGCATCACTCCAACGCTTTTGAAAGACCTCAGTAGCTTCGTTCATGGTGTCCATCGCTGAACCCCAACCTACCTTCATATCTTTCACTGCTTTATTCATGTTAGTATTATCAACGTCAATTTTAATGTTTCCTACCATAAATGCCATGGATGTATACCTCCTTAAATTAAGAATGGGATGTCTTCTACTGTCTGTGCAACCTTTGGTTCACTTGAGGGATTGATTATGTCTGAATGTATTTTTGCTAAAGCGCTAAGTCTAACGGGAGTAGTCCTCCAGAATGTTTTTTCTGACATCGCTAGACACACTGTACCTGTATAATATAAAAGTGGCCAATCCCATGCCTCCTCTGTTCCAGTTGCTACTTTAGCATTTATTCGTTTTTTGCTTCTTCACCGGTTGTTCCCTGTGGAACAAGATCATTTATGATTGCTGAAACTATGGCACTATTTACATCTTTCATATTCCCAAGATTTACCTTACTGCCAAGTTCTCGCTTACGTATTGAATAACCTACTATTTCACCGAAATCATTATACAGCGCTGTTTCATGCATTACACCTATCCATAAAAGATTTAGTGTATCAGCACTTGCAGCCTTAGGTGTTTCATTAAGCTTAGCCAGCAGTTCTGGAAGTGGTGTTCCACTCACCATTATGTCTGATGCATTTACAACACAGTCATTATATGTGACAATATCGTTTACTTCAGTCTCTGCTGCAGAGAATAACATTCGTAGTACTGTGTCGACGTTTCCATAAAGTTTGTCTATTTCGCAGAATGCATTCAAATCATAGACTAGGCGGTATTTTACACCGCCTAGCTCTATAACAGTTGCATCTGGCTTAAAAATGTTTGTTTTATCTTTAGCCATTGCAATCTCCTCCTACCGCAATTAAGCGGTTACGGTATATACGATAGTTCCGGTGTAAGGTGTATAGCCGGCTTTCGAAGCTCTTACAGAAACTACGAAGCTGCCAATAGGCCAACCAACGGTTGTGACTGGTGTTGCATACTCGACCCAGTCGAATGTGCCAGGGAGTTTGTACTCCATGACTGCTCCGCTTGTTGCGCAGGTAAGTGTCATTGTAGCTTCGCCAGCAAGAGACAGAGTGCCTGCTACTGGATCAGATACGATGGCTGCAACTTTGTTAACAGCGTCAACGTTTGGTGAGTTAAACCAACCGGTGATTGTTGCTGGAGCTACGTTGACATCGTCTGTATCAATTGCAACACGCCACTCATTATCCGATTGTCTCTTCAGGAAGTTCCCGGAAATGGTTGGTGTATTCCAGTTGATGGAATCAGCCTTTGTCTGGTTGTTATCATCAGGCGCAGTGAATTTTCCTTTGAGGTACCAGATGTATCTAGAAGCTCCATTGGACTTCTTTACTGCCATTCCTATGGCGACATACGGAGGTACGTCCTCAGAGGAGTGATGAAGGATACCAGAATCTTCATCATATGTTGCACCCAGTAACTCAGCTCTCTGAGCAGCTGGAAGGTCTGCAACATTCAGTTCTAAGCCCATAGCACCCAGCGTTGAGGCTGTATCGTATGGGCCATCATCAGCAAAGATCGTGTCGTTCGATGCATTGGGGGTGAAATTAGCTGTGATTGCTCCAGAGAGTCTTACTGGAGTATCATAGCTATTCACTTCGCCGACTTCATCGGTAATCATGATAGCGTATACTAGGTTAGTTAAACCTACAGGAATACTTCTTGACATGTTATGTCCTCCTTTTTAATTTAATCTTTTTGATATAACTACAGCTAGGAAGTAAAAGAATCTTCTTCCTTGCTGATCAGTTTGTTCCCAGATTGGTGTGCCCCGTAGTTCCACAACTACTTCGTCTCCAGCGGCTAGCTGTATACACCCGGTTTCATCGTAAAGATGCGTGTAACATGTTCTGGCTAATGATTCAGCAGCAGAAGATGTCAATGCACGTACGGTAACCTTAATGTTGTGTAACTCGGCGTCTATCTGTGGAAACACGTGCCCACCCATAGATACTTCCTGTACTAGGACATTGTTTTCCTGATCATCAGGCATTTCGTTATAGTATACGTTAGTGCCTGCTGGAACATGTGATCTTAAATAAGTTGTTATACTACTTAATAGGTTTGCCATTTAGCAGTGCACCCACCTTTCTATAAATTTCTGGCTGAAGATCGTCTTGTATTTGTTGCATGATATCTTCTGTTGCTTGATCTATAATTTCATAGTCATTCTGCTGTGACCCAAGCACTATATTTATAGTAGACTCAGACAACACCGGTATGGCTTCAACCTCATCAAAAGACATAAAAGCTGGCTTGATATTTTTTAGCGTTTTGGCTAGTGCCTCCTGCTCTATTTGTTTAATTGACTTTACAGCTTTGTCTAAGGACTTATTAAAACCTTTAGTGTTAGCAGAAAACTTAATCATAGGTACACCACCTGTATGCTCAATGATTTAGAAGAACCATCATAGAATTTAGATATTTTCCGTACCACACAGAGTCGATCTTCAAATAATATTCGATCACTCTCCACCAGTAATATCTCTTCTGAAAAATATAGCTGCGTTCTAGAGACATAGTCGTTTCCATTTTTATCTACTATGTTTTGCACTTCAGTGACTACATAGCATGTTGCATCAATTACTGTCTCAGGACCACTATCGCCGTTAGGAAGTGTACTGCCATACTTGTGTATTTCTACTGGATTGTACGCCCAGTCCTTTAAGCAATTATACATTTTCCATCATCCCCTTCTCAAAAACCAGTTCATCAGCATACGCAGGGAGAGGTGGTGTGCCTGCATAATTTCGCATGCGCTCATAATAGTCAGCTCTCTGTGCATAGTACTTTAGACGTTCTGTAATTGTTTCTTCTTGGGGACCAAGTTTGCGTCGCGTAGGTTGTGTAGCAAACCAACTAGCACACTGCCTAAAGGCAACTGCTAACTGTTTACTGAGTGTAGCATACTCACTTATAATCCAGTCAAGTTCAGCATCTGATAAAATCGGCTTTGAAGCGTCTGTATCCATAGTTTCAAATCTTATTCTATCTCTATCTGAACCAGTAGGACTACCTGAATACGTAAAACTCATACTGCATCACCTACTCTTCGTCTTTTTTGACTTTTAATTTGAATTTTTTAGGTTCCTCGACTTTTTCGACTTCGTCTTCAGTTTCAGCTTCTTTTTCTTTTTCAGCCTCATCTTCATTTTTAACTTCAGTCGTGGTCTCAGGTTCCTGTTTATTATCATCCTCAGTATTAACCACAACCAGTGCTGTAGGCACCGTGGCCACTTCTACAGCGACTTCTGGTACCTCAGCCACTGGTATAGATGCAGAGGAGACTGCCGGAATTATCAACCCTTCAGACTGGCGTAACCTTGGAGAACGAATTTCATTTCCTTCAACAACATCACCCTTTCTTAAAAGATTGCCGTACGACCTAAATGGACGTAAGACAAGATACTTCATTTAGGATCACCTCCTTTTAGACTAGAGACGTGAAGAATACTCCCATGTCAGCGCATATCTTTTTCATGTCATATGCCATTTCCATTTCAAGTCTTTCAGTACCTAGTCCTAACTGGTCCATCTTGATTCTTACAAGTCTGGAACCCCAAGCACTTGCGCCTTCGAGTCCAGTCCATGCAAAGATGTATCCTGCAGTAGGTTCTTTCAGGGAAGGTCTCTTTGCTCTGTAGCCTAACAGCATCTGTCCTGAGTAGATGAAATCTACATCAGCAAGAGTGTCGTCGAAAGCTGCAGTGGTAGGACCGGAGTTTACAACACCCCATGGGATGAAGATATCATCAACTTCGAAGAGTGCAGCGATCAGTTCGATCGTGATGACGCCCTTCTGGGTGTATTTGATTCTGTCCATAATGTCGCCATGGTTTTTCAACGCATAGAATACATCAGGTGCCATGATGATGAAGTTTGGTTTCTTGCCAGTAGTACGTGCAAACTGCAACATTGCAGCATTGATGTCTTCTACTGGAGTAGATGTATCGAGGTTCCACTTCTTAACCTGATCAGTAGTAGGTGTACCACTAACGCCGGTAATGTCTCTGCCCCAAATCGTTGTTCCGAAGAACTTTGTCTGGAAGTCAACTTCTCTTTTAAGAAGCATCTTCTCTGCCAGCCAGTTAGTTGTGTCGGTATCTACATTGATTGGCTGGTCATAGTTGACTTTTTCTTCCTGAGTGATGTCATAATGGAAGGCGTACTTTTTGCAGTGGTACGGAGCTTCTTCTTTGACATGCCAGTTACCACCAGCGGACTCTGCTCCACGTCCACGCTCAACTACTTCATTTCTGAAGGAGTCAGCTTTACTGTATGAGAAGTATACGTCTGACTGCTTGGTTACTGAAATCATTGGGAACACTTTGTCTGCGATAAACGCGTCTGCTCCCTGCATGTAAGCCACTGATATGTTTGTTAGAGCACGATCTATGTGTCCTAAATTTGTCATTTCAGGCATTTGTTATTTCCTCCTTTTCCTATTAATACATGAATAGTGTAAACGTTTCATAGATGCCGTTTGCCGGAGCAGCAGCAGCAGAAAGCGCTTTACCAATAACTGTGGTTGCTCCTGGACCTGTGACAGCGACCATAAGAACGCCGGCTGTAGCGGATACAGAAATATCGTCGCCGACTTCAATAGCTTCAGTAGCTATTGCAGGGAAGATACCCTTAACTACTGTTACCATGTCGTCTTCGGCTTCTGCACCATACTGTACTTGACCAACATACTGGCCGGCTTGTGTTGCTTTGGCAATTTTGCCATCGGCGTCGATTTCTGCTGCATAGTACTGTTTAAGTTCCTCAGCAGCATACCAGGCTAATCTTGTGCTTGGGGATTCGATTGCTGACATTTAGTTTACCTCCTCTTTCGTATATTCGGCGTACAGTTCAGGCTTATCTTTCATAACCTGAGTGAAGGCCTGCTCGTATGTAAGTGACTTGTTTACTTCCTGCAGTTCTTTTGCAGCTTTTTCAAGCTTACTAAATGCACCGCCGATAGTACTCTCAGCACCTTTTGTTCCTGTCATTCCTTTATTGAGTACAGTAGCTTCGATAGCTACGGCAGCCTTTTTAAGGACTTCAAAAACAGCAGGTGAAGCAGACTTAAGGATACCTTTGAGTTCAGTTTCATCGCATGGGATAGCTTTGAGTTCTTCAAACCTAGTTTTTGCGATTGCATCTGCTTCTCTTTCGACAAGCTCAGCATTTTGCTGCCGCACTTTTGCGATCATCTCCTGAAGTGCTGGAGGTGCGCTCTTAAGAATTTCTTCTTCAGTAGCTTCACTCTTTGCTTTTTCGATTTCGCTTACTTTGTTTGTCAGCGCTTCATTGTCTTCTTTTGCTTTAGCCAGCTCTTCATCTTTTAGCTTTAGCTCATCTTCTTTTGCACACACTTTTTCATTGGCTGATTTTTCAATCTCATCGACATGTGCTTTAAGAACGTCAGCTTCTTCAGGCTTAAGCATAGCGACTAATTCTTCATAAGTTTTTGGCATGTTACTTTGCTCCTTTCCTTTGTTTAATAATATGTGAGCTTTAGAGTTAGAACCTTCTTTAACAAGGTCAACTCGATTAAGCTCTAAATCTACGAGATACGTCTCGAGACTTCCGGTATAAAATCCACCCATCAGTTCTACCTCCTATTATATAATACGTATAAAGCAGACATTCAGTACTAGCTTGATACGCATCATTGAAAATTTTCCTGGGGTTAATAACCGCCTGCCGGTATGCGTCTGCCTACACCTTGGATTGAGAACATATTATATGTCCCATCTTTAACCATTTTGTAGACTGCAGGATCCGGAATATAAAACCCAATAAACCAACCTTCAGGAACAATACCTTCTGGAATACCTAAAATGTTCATTTTTTCTTTTGTGAAGACCATACTCTCTACAAGCCAGCCACACTCAGTATCCCATTCGTGATTTTGTCCTGCCATGCCAAAGTTGAGCACGTAATTATATGCTGCTTCCTCCAGCTCTTCAGGTGGAATTACGTCGCCTTGCCAATCAAGTGGGGGTGTACCATCTACTTGTAATGCGACATTTGCCCAGCCAAATACCAGCTGTTGCTCTTCATCGTCAGACTTGTATCTCCCAAAATTAGCCATCACAGTATCATATGCAGGATCATCGCCCCACTTACGTTGTCTACTTACACTTTTATTAAGCGATAGCTTCATGCCCAGTAGATCCTGTAAAGGGTCTTTATAGATGCCTTTGAACACAGGCTCTACTGCTACAGGTCTGAATAAAAATTGTTTATCCGCCATGTACAAGACCTCCTTTAGTTGCAGGACAATTCGCTTTGCATTCTTTACGAGAAATCTTAATCTCCTCGATTACCTGCTTGTCGAAATCCTGATTTAGTTCAACTTCAATCAGTCTATCATTGAAGTTGTTATGCTTTTTTACGTCTTCTTTTAGACCTTTTACTGCTTCTTCAACAGTACTGAAACGGAGGTCATTATACTTCTTGTTTTGTACAATGGAAGCAATGGATAAAACCCCTTGAGCGGCGACTGAGCATACACCGACTACTATAGCTCCAGTTAATGACGGTTCCATAGTCTTCCTCCTATTTCTTCAATGCTGCCCAGACTAGTTGCCAAATACTTAGAACTGTCTCGACCAGACTACTAAGCTGCGCTTCAGTAATGTAGATCTTTTTACGTACAAGATACGCTGCCATCATCTTCATAACGTAAGCTTTTTTATCTAGTCCACGACCAAGACCTTCATAGATTTTTTCAGCTTCGCGTACGTAGTAAGAAATTTTTGATTCTACTGTAGCTTCTGCTGTATCGCGCCCATACTTCTTAACAAGAAATACGAACCCAAAAGCAAGAATACCGATAAGCAGCAGACTAATTATAATAAACAGAACTGCGAATAATGTGCTATCCATAATCTATCCTCCTTTCTTAAGGATTCATTGCTGCATCTGATTGTTTAAGTTCATTTGTTGTTTGATCCTGTGGTAGACCACCATTGGGGTCAGTAGGCTTTTTAGAAGCTTCTTTTGCTGCTGCAGCATCCGCAATAAGTTTCAGGTCAGCCTCAGATAGTTCAGGTCCACTCGCTATACGCATTACAAAGTTAAACAGCTCTGGTGATGATGTCAGGTCGATGTTTACGGCCCGTAAAAGAAGTGCCAACTCTTTTATAGTCGGTGTTTCAATATCATCAGCAACAATACGAGGCATATCAGAAAGATCAGTTTCACCGTTGTATATTAACAACTGTGGAACAGCTACTTTATTCAGTACTTCGCAGATAGAGTTAAGTAGTGCTTCAAGCGAGCAAGTAAGAAGTGATTTTTTAGTGTCTGCTAATGCAAAAGAGCCTGTGCCATCTGAACCGATTAATACCAGATCAGCAAGCATTGTCATAGCTATTCTTGCATCATACCTATGGATGATTTTATCTGTATCGAGGGCATTTGTAGCCGCCGGTGCCAGCAGTTTGAGTTCCCAACCAAATGGAAGAACTACTCCATGATTTCTATCCTGACGTAAACCACTTACAAGGTTTTGCGCCCATGTACGTAGCGCCACCATATCGGCATTATCAGGGTCGAATAGGTTAGTATTCTCATCTGGTTGGATAACAGGTATTCCAGCTAATTGACGTTCTACGCCAATACCTTCTAGTTCTTCCATATACTTCTTAAAGAACCACGAACGATAGGCTCTCCTTAATAAGGAAAAGCCTTCTGGGTTACCTCTATTTGATTTAACTTTGAATAGTAGATTACCAGCTAAAGGTATCTTAATGGCACCCATGCCGCCTTTGACCTCTGTGTTAGATAAGTCTTGTACAAACTCCATAGCTTCACCAGTTGCTGGATCGAATGTCCATTCTTGCAATGTTGCTTGGGAACGGATAGGCATTGCCCTCCACCCTATCTTTCCATCAGAATATTTAGAATAAAACTTTTTGTCTTTCTCAAGTGGTCCACGTCTCACTTTATACTGTATCTCATGGAAGCTAAAGCCATATGGAAGCATTGATAACACTTCACATATAAAAGAACCCCATGACTCATCCATATCATCCATTGCAGACTGTATGAATAAAACACGTTCGTCAGACTTATCTCCCTCTTTGCCATCAGGCAGTGTGCCAGGCACTACATGCCACTTTGCTTTTCGCACAAGTGACTCTATTAAATATAGACAGCCACCCACGACAGCATCATTGCTTGACATCTCAAGATACACTTTACCGGCAGCAGGCCACTGTAGTGCAGATAGGAATTCTTCTCTAGTTCTTCCACTAGAGGCGCTGAGACCTACAAAGCCTACTGATGATGTAGGGGCCTTGCCGGCTGCGGCTTTATTAATCTCGTATCCTAACACTTTCATATGCTAACCTCCCTCTAATAATTTGCCATGCTGTTGCTTCTCCAAAAAGACCCTTCACTAGCTGGTACATCTCTGATAGGCTCGGGTGCCTTCGTTATGCTCGTAGTCGGTCTAAAATGCGTAAAGGCCCCAGAGAAACCGTCGACTATATCGTCTTTTGAATTAGGACTTGGAAAAGCGTTTATTTGTGTGAAGAAGGCAAGCGTATTCATGCACTTGTCTCCTATAAACACATTGCCGCACTGACACGCTGCAGCTACTGGTCTTGCTCGTTCTATCTTTGACACAACCGGCTTAACACCCATTATATCGTACCCTGGGAGTATCTTTCTACAGAAGTTATCTATATTAAACGCTCCAGAGCTTCCACCTTCTTCTTCTATTCTTATTGCACAGCTGTACCCGTCCTCTATAGCAGTCGCCTTAATAAGCTTCTCTATATCACCTGGTTTCATCTGTACCTTAATAATATTAGTAATGTAGTAGTACCCGTCCTTCATGCCCAGCTTAAAACCTACTGTCCAGTCAGGCTCTGCTTTGTTGGTGTTCTTCTTCCTATATTTGGGGTCTATGGAGGCTAAGTCCCAGAATCTCACAAACCTACTGTTTGTAGGGATTGCGCTTTGTGGTATGCTTAGTATCCAGTCCTTATCAAATAGGTCTCCTTTAGGTCTAATCTCCCAGTCGCCATCTTCTAGTTGTGCACGCGTTATATCATCCAGCTCAGATAGCGCCTCATGGTATGCCTCAGCGTCTAGATACGGATTATCCTTAAGGCCAGCGCTGATGAATATCCTCTTCTTATCTTCGTTCTCCACAAAGAACCTTTGATAGTAATACTCACCAAACTGACCACCAGGGTTAGCTGTTGCCCGCACGCGCAAAGGTACTTCTAATGCTTTCTTCTTACGAAGTCTGCTGAAGAGGTACCTATACTGTTCAGGCACTATTTGTGTGCATTCGTCAAACCCTATGAACTGAAATTCAGCTCCTTGATACCTTAGATGGTCATTGACAGCGTCCAAATACCCGAACGATAGCGTTGCACCACTCTCTAAGAAAGTATACCTGTGGTCTTTATCTCGCCAGACTACCTCTCCACTCTGTAGGAATGGGTTCAGCCACTCCTGACTCATAGGTATCAGAGCTCCAGGCAACATTAGGTCCGAGAAAGTCTTCCTAAAAAGGATCGCGCTGTAGTTAGGTATGTCAACATACTGCAGTGCTGCGTTAAGCAGAAAGACCGACTTCCCGCCACCAGCAGCGCCACCATATAGCATCTCTTTGATGCCATTTGTAAGTAACGCTGCCGTCTGTTTAGGCGTGGGAGTTACGGGTATATACTTATTCGACCTAGGAGTAAGGCTTTCCTGCAAGGCCCGGAGCCCTTTCTCATCTAAACTACTTAAATCTAACATTGCAGTCTCCTCTACTCAGTTTCTACTAGACGTGGGTACCTTCGATCTTAACACCATTGACATATGCGAATTTGCCGGCCACGATATCAGCAGCCACTGCGTCAGCGTCAGCGGTCATAAGTGCGAGTGTCTGTGTACCAGTCACCAACTCACCGTTTACATAAGCAGTTGCCGGGGCTAGAATGTCCGTAGCAGTTGCGTTTGCACCAGTAGCTGCTGCAAAGTCATATGCACCGGTAATTTTTTCGCCATCAACATAGGCTGTTTCGCCTAGCTTAATGTCTAGTGCAATAGCTGTTGCGTCTGATGTGTCAAGCGGCACGAGTGTTCCTACTCTACCTACACCCGTTGCATTCGAGAATGTCTTCCCGAGCAATACATCCCCCACCACAGCATTACCTGTTGCTGGTGAAGTTGGGTCGTAGGAGTCGAGTGCTACCTTTATCTGACTAAGCAGATATTCATTGAAGTGATGGTCTTCTCTAAATTGTTTTGGCAGTGCCAGTCCCAGCTTAGTGAAGATCGCTGCAAATGTGGTCCTTGTGTTTTTACTCATGATCTACTCCTTTACCATATGCCCAGGCAATAATTCTTTTGGCTCTATCTACACTGAAGAAGTCCTGGGCTTTAAACCACTCCAGCCAGTCCTTATTCCCCCTGCCTCGATTGCATTTGCGACATGCAGGGATTATATTGGATCGAATTGTCTTACCACCTTTGCTTATAGCTATTAGATGGTCTCTGTCCATTTTAGCTGTGCTTGCACGACCCTCTCTAGTACCACAGAAAGCACAAGAGCCACCAAAATGCAGCATTGCATCTTTCCAATCTTTATACGCATAGTCAGGTACCTCCATGCTTCTTTGTTTCTCTTTAGAGATAAATTTGCCATGCTTAGCTTTATGCCGCTCTACTGATCTTTTTACGTTAACGCAGGTCTTACACTGATTACCCAGTATGCCTGTGTAACTTGCTCTATAAAACTCTGTCTCAGGTTTTGTATGACCACATGTTATGCATGTTTTCTCAGGTGGTGTATAGCTCAGTTTCACGAGTCTTCCCCCTTCACAAGCACGCGCGTTGCGGTTTCTACTGTTACTTCTCTTCCCTCAAACACACCCGCTCCTCGCAGAATGGCCGCTATAGTCGCTATGTCCTCAGGCTTAGTCAGTGTATGTGTCCTAGTATCGTTTTCTACTATTGCTGGTTGGTTTACTTTCTCCTCAGTCATAGTCACAATCTTCCTCTCTAGGTCAGTCGCCACTTTGAAGAGGTTTACGATCTCGCCGGGCCGAAGCGTTTTAGGATCTATGATGTCTATTGCTTCGCTTAACTTCTTTAAGAGCCTTCCAGACATGTCTTGCTGCTTGGTATTCATCTCCCGGACTGCTTCTACTCGCTCTGTCTGAATTCCAGCATCGCAGAAGCGGGCCCAGGCCATTATGCGGATCTTATAGCTCCAACGTTGCGCTGCATTAACTACTGTGCCACTTGCGTAGCCTGTTTTTTCAGCTAATTCACTATATGTAGGTAGTTTAAGCGGATAATAGCTCCTATAAGCCTCCCAGATCCTCCAATCTGTATCGGATTCTTCTGGTTGACGCTCAAAATACTCCAAACCATATTCTTTGGCTAATTCCATCCATGTACTGTTAGTTTTCTTCGCAAGATTGGTTTGTTTATCATCCAGAATGGCACAATGCACACACAAATGAGGCTTTTCTTTGGACGGTCTTTCTGTCGTATCACAGTTTTCACATTTCCAATCACTCTCTTTAAGTGCTACGTAGGCGCCTATTTCTACTGCTTTAGCTTTCTGCTCTGCCGATAAGTGGAGGGGCAAAGCTTTTTCAGGCCATAATGGGTCTGGATGTAGAGGCGTTCGCGAGTCTTTTTCTCGTTGCGCATCTACTATTTTGTCTATTATCTTGTCCATTGCAATCACCTCTACTATATAATACGTGTTTATGAGACCTTTGGTACCAGCCTTTTTGCATATTTTTAGCCTAATTTTTCATATTGGGGCTTTATATGCTTCGTGATGTCGCTATTTTCTAATATTTGAACTATTTGTGGTTATGGGGATGGAATTAGGAGTGGAATGGACTATCGGCTTGGGCATTCGAGGGCCGGTATAGGACATATGCAACACAGCTATGATCCATAATATTTGAACATGAAAGGACGTGTAAATGATGTTAAAAATCTATTTCGATCTTGACGGTACTGTTTATGACCTGTACTCCGTTGCTAATTGGGAGTACAAGCTAAGGCATAGTGATGCCTCTGTGTTTACAGATGGCAGAGCTATGACTGACATGGCAGTACTAGGTAAAAGATTACAAGATGTAGAGATAGGTGTAATAACATGGCTGCCTAAAGAGAGCACTCAGGAATACAGGGATGAATGTACACAAAAGAAACTGTATTGGATAGCAGAAAACATGCCGTATGTAACAGAGATACATGTACTAGAGTACGGTACACCAAAGCATAGTGTAGGTACGATAGAGGATATACTAGTAGATGATAATGCTAAGGTATTAGAAGATTGGATAGCAGCAGGTAGAAAGGTTATAGATGCCAAGTATATAGATATCATAGACGAAAAGATAAAGGAGGTGATATAGATGAAGGTAAGAAAAGGAAGCATAGCGTACTACGCCTGCAAAGGTAAGTACGCTATAGCTACGGCAGTAATGCTGTATGTAGGTTACATGGCCTGCATGCACATTGCTATCGTAGCTACTAGGTAGTAGTTAGGGGACATGTCTTAGGACGTGTCTCTTATAGTACTACTTAGTACTAAAGAACCTTGGCAACTGAATAATACGATGGGCATTCGAAAGGATGTAACTAAAATGGAACTAACAAAGAAAATGATTAGATATCTACTGATTAAACTAGATAAAGTAGATAGCTACTGCAGACAAAGCTTCCATGATGAACTTGTAAGCAGACTAACAGAAGATCTAATAGATGCTGAGGCAAAAAGACTAGCAACTAAAGCAGCATATAATAGAGCGTCTAGGGGTGCATACATACAGAAGAATCAGTACCTATTTAAGCAGTTCATGGAAGCTAAGTACGATCCTGATCTTGCTGAAGAACTGCCTACTAATCCATATGTGCTAGAACAGTTGCTTATAGCAAGAGCAGAAATGGGTAAGCAGTATGTTAAATAGTAAAGAGATTGAGATCCTTAATCGTATGCTTGATGAGGCATATCCACAACCTATGTCTAATGTACTACTGTGGGCTGTTAAAGGTCTAACAGACGCTAGAGATAAGATGATTGCAAATAACTGTTGTATAACAATAGGTGATGAACCTATAGATAATCAGTTCATAAAGGCAATGCAAAAGTGTGAGAATGCATTAGAAGCAGAAAGTAAAAGAGCTAGAGAAGAAGCTGACAGACTATACTACGCGCAGTATAAGAAATAGTTAAAACTACTAGCCCATCGTATTATTCAGTTGCCAAAAGCACATTGATAACTACATAGCCCAGCAAGGTATACTAAAAGGAGTATACTATGAAACTATCATTAAGAGAAGCTAAGGTTATAGCTTTAACCTTAGACTATGCACTGTACCAGATTGACTCATCACATGTTGATGTGTTAGAAACTACTAAGAAGAGATCATCACAGATGGATGAGCTGGCAAGACTACTACTTAAAATAAGAAAAGAATATGACATGGACTATGACCTAGACTTTGGTTATAGGTTAGCTGGACTAGAAGAGTTACTGTTAAAATAAGTTAAAACTACGGGCCTTGCTGGGCTATGTAGCTACCAATGTGTAGCTTACCTTGACAACTTAATATTGCCCTACGTAGAAAGTGAAACTGAAATGAAACAAATACTACTACCTGACTGGCAAGATGTAATGGACCATCCAGAAGACAGACTACACTATCACAAAGCACACTTTAACTATGGTTTAGATGCTCTTGAAGCCTATACCAAAGATATGCTAAAAGAAGCAGCTACTAGACAAGATGCAGAAATGATTCGTCTAGTTGCTGATAGCATGGTAAAATGTTTCAATCAACTATACTGCGATGTTAACCAAGGCTTCCCTGGATATGGTCCAGCAGAATGGCCATGCAAATCAGATAAGCCATCCCTTGTGAAAACATTCATGAATAAAAACAGAGAGGAGTTTATAAAGATAAGGGATAACACTACTGAGTATGACTGGCTAGTATACATGGATAATCTACTGGAGAACGAACCATATACTGATAAGGACATATTTGGTGTGCTTGGTAGCCTGCTACTGACCTATGACAATCTACCTGATGATTGTGTAGATGAGAAAACAATGACAGACTACCTGATCATAGAGCTCAACCATGCCATAGTTGAGATGTATGACATATAAGTTATAGCTAAGTAGTTAAATCGTAGGGCAATGTTAAGTTGTCAAGATGTACCTTTGAAAACTGAATAATCTCAGTGAAAAGCTTAATAGCTTACATTGAGCTATCCTTTCAAAATATGAAAGGAGGTGATGCTTATAGTGTAAAACGGTCTGGTCGATTCCAATCCGTTAAAACTACCAGTATAGTGCATTAAATTGCACATCTCTTGAAAGGAGAACTACAATGAACGTTAAAAAGGTAAGAATCACTGAGGAACTCACTTGGAGCTCCCTGAAGGACAGATTCGTTATTGGTAACTTCACCCATGAGGGTGTATCCCTGGCGATCAATCAGCTGAAGGATGCCATTGATAATGGTACCCTGTTGGCTATGGTTGTTAACTGCGCAGATAAAATGCACGACGGTAACGTGACGGAGGTAGTAGAAGCTATTAAGAGAAATCTTAGCAGCAATGCTACCAACTTCAAGAAGAAGGAGTACAATCCTACTGCAGATCAGGACAATCTTAGATTGTCTCTGCTTTGGAACTTCTTCGACGGTCTCTCCATCAAAGAGAAGAAGGTAACCGAAGGGCTACCTGAGACTCTTAAGGAGAAAGCTCTCTGGGCACTAACTACTGAGGAGATTGAAGGATTGGATAAGTCCAACTACAAGATCCTTGATAGCGTGTATCAGAACATGCAGAGTCATAAATCTAAGACTGGTAAGGAAGTAGTACTTGCTGCTGATCCTCAGTACCTAGATAGACTGGCCCTCATCTCCAAGTACAGGTCTGAATGTAGAGCTGCTGCTAAGAAGGCTGAGTCTGAAGTAGTAATACCTACTGAGCTTCTTACTAAGGCTGCTGCTGGAAAGCTTACCAAAGCTGATCAGGCTGAACTCAGTGAGTTCCTCATGAGACTACGCAAGTAGTCTAAACTAAGAACAGGGTATAGGTTAGTAATAATCTATACCCTTTCTTTTTATCCGCGGCGCGGCGCCGAGCCGATCGGAACCAGAACGTTACTGACGTTATCGGCAAGAGCAATACTCCGTAAAGCCGGCTCCCGGTATTAAAACGCACCGTACATTCCAGGCTCAGGTCCGCGGAACGGTGTCGTTCCATCTTCGATAAAAAGGCATACACACCGCCTTATATATAGTATATTATAATTAGGAGAAGAACTGATGATCTCCGACTGGGAACAATAATGTCCACAGTATCAATGTCCGACTACCTTGAAAGGAAGTGTACCAAATGGCTAAGAACGTATCCGAAATCAACCCGTTCGACTTCGCGTCGACAACTACAACAGAGAGCAATGTCCGTAAGCTCGATCACACAGCAATGTTGATCAGCACATCCAGAGCAAGAGCGATCAGCGTGATCAAGACCGTCAAAGACGGTTCACTCGAGCTCAAAGAACTGGCAAACAAAATGATGATCGACGGCATACCATCCGATCTCATCTCACTGATCAACCTGACCATCACCGAGGACGACATAAAAGAAGATGCCAAGCTCCTGTCAACTGCAAGCGAAGAAGAACTGAGCCGCTTGTTAGAGTCAAGACGATCAGACAGAAGCAAGCTCAAGGCCAAGGGACTCAGAACAAGCTTGGATGTCACAACCGGTTACATTGCAGCAATGTACGCCGAACTACTGGTCAGAGAAGCTTGGAACAAGCCTTATGCAGCGGCTGACACCACAGTGTTCGACTCCGACGATCAGGACGCCATCAAGAAGAAGATCAAATCGCTCCAGTCCAAAAAGTGTCGACTAGCCAAGACCGCTGAATATGTGCCTGCCGACAAAGTAGAGCTCGAAGCCACAGTTGAGGAAATCAACAGGCTGTCCGCTCTAAGACCCACCGGATCGATTACGTCCAAGACGATCATCAAAAGCGAAGACGCTGAGTTGATCAGAGCTGCGATCGCCAACATGAATATCGACGAACTGCCTGCCGATCAGCAGGAAGCATTCAAGAGACTGATGGCAATCTAAGCCAAGCAAGTCTGAAAAGAAGCCCGCCTTCATGGTGGGTTTTCTTTTTGGCCCTGTCAGCCGGAATGCGCCGAGCCGATGGGCCTACTGATTAACTTAAACGGAGGGTATGATAATGAACATAGAAAAGGTTAAGGAACTGATAGAGGCTAAAAGCCCCAAGAGTTCCAGGGATAAAAAGCTAATCGCGCTGTACGACCTACGTAGACAAGCAAGCGATGAGTATCTGGCACTACGCGATGCGAAATCCAATGGATGCTGCTCGGGTAAAAGCCTGTGGCAAGTGTTGGCGTATGACGAACTCATAAATGATGCGGCCCGCGGCTGCCTGTACTTAGATGGCATGATCGACGGCATATTGAACGGAGGCGAGTAACATGGCTAGTAGCTATGTAGTGACAGTCTGTAGTGAATACCCGATCCACGAGGCTGCTGAAGGAGGGTACTACTATGCTGGTATACATGCCAGTAAGTGGGTCATCTGTAAAAGAATGAAGACTGCCCGCAAGCTATTCAAGCAGTGGGCCCGCGAGTATGGATATGACATGGGACGCAAGATCAAGGGACAGACCAAGCGCCGCTACCATGAAGCTGTAGAGCTGCCGCTGTCCCACTACATTGGCGAGAACTGCTACATTGTAATGCAGGGCGGCAATCGCCCATATGAGAGTGGGTGGCATCCATATGAGTAGAGTTAAGAACCACCCATGCGACTTGGGTGACTGTCCGTTCGGCGCGCATGGTGGCATGGACTGTTATAACTACTGTGGGTTGGGTGCTGACGAGGACAGCGGGCGCGAATACGATGAGCCCACGTTTGAGGATGTCTACAACAGCCAAGAGATAGTAGTAGATAGAGACGACCCGACCGATATCCGGTCTATCCCGCTGCTGTGGCGATAAGAACTGAATAGATAAAAGCTGAAGGACTGCTAGTGAGTGATTGCTGGCAGTCCTTCTTTTTACGTTGCATGGGCTGTGGAGCTGAGCGCTCTGAGCAGTAGGTGGGCTGGCGGTCCTGCATGATTTTCGGGCTATTTTCAATTGTTTTTAGCATAAACGACCAGGCTGTAAACAAATAGTTCCATTGACCCTTATTTCAAATCCGTATACGGGTTATTGTAAGATTGTAAGATTGTAAGATTGTAAGATTTGTAAGATTGTAAGATTTGTGGGGTATATAGGGCCCTGAAAATATTTACAACGATTTCTTCTTTTCCATTTTAGTTTCGCCCGCTCTGTCTCATTCCTACTATGACTAGTTTCATCTTTCTATTCTACTGTCAATCTATGCTTATTATTATATCTATTATATTATATTTTATTGAAAAAGGCGTAATAAGGTATAGAAGTAGAATCACAGGTATTCGCCCACAGACGTATGCAGTAGTTCTCACTAGCATGTCAGTTTTCCACTTTTCACATTTTTTACATACCCTATATACCCCACAAATCTTACAATCTTACAAATCTTACAATCTTACAATCTTACAATCTTACAATAACCCGTATACGGATTTGTTTTTGAATGAAAAAGGACAGCATCACTGCTGCCCCTTAGGAATATTAGTAGTTAATCAGCTAAGACCGCCATCCAGATAGCACATTGTCAGTAGAACAATGAAGACTATCAGCATCACGGCATGCGATTTTTGATAGAACCTAATCGCTTTCCTGCCTTCAACGTCAGCCATCAACTCACGCCTCAACTCTGGATTGGCACAAACTGCTAGATAAACATTCAAGTAGGTAAAGTAGGTATTGAACCAGTTCATAGGACCGAGTCCTTTAGCTGGATAACGCATTTGCTTTGCAAAGTGTTGATTAAACATGCGCTTCAACCCTCCTTCTTAGCTCTTGCCAGTCCTCAATGTAGTCAATAATGTCTGGCAACATGCTCATATCAAAGGTATCTTCACCTGTCTCATCATCAGTTGTTGTTCCGCCATGAAAGTAGTTCACATATGTGTATGGCACATAGCTAAACTCATCAACTTCTAGATCTTCAGGCGGTTCTTTTGGGTCAAGCATTATAACTACTATATCAGACCCGTAGTTATATGATGCAGTGAATGTATCATCTGAGTCTGTGTCTTTCACCTGTATCCACAAATGACCGCTGTCTTTTAACTCTAGCATAGTAGATCCTCCTATCTGTCAAGGTATGATTCTATGAGCAGAACCATGTGCTCTGGATTATGATATGCTCTATCTTGATAGATCAAACCAGTAATGTCTTCGAGTGTATGATAGCACCCGGGCCACGACCAGTTTATGCATTTATCCTCGCAGAGAGCAAAGAAGTCGTTGTTATCAATCAGTGTGTCGCGATAGAACTCTGTCTTACACTCGAGATACCATTTAATGAACGACTGAATGAGGTAGTGCAGTACATCAGGTTTGTTGAACGCACTATCTGTATAACTCAATCCATAGTACTCAAACGCATTGACTTGATCAAACATCGCTTCATCATAGTTAGGCTGGTAGATTGCAGTCCCATGACTCTCAAACGATATGACATACTTCTCAGCATGACGTAAGTTCTCGAGCAGCATGTAGCCCTGTATCTCTGATAGTATCTCAACCATGTCACTAGTATTGTGCGCTGGTACATCGAACCACATATCATTCACAGTAGATGTCGGCATCCACATATAGTTAATACCGGCATCATTGAACATCTCAGTAGCTAGGTCTATGTCATCGATCAGATTGAACGCTAGCTGTGTGAAATGCCTCATGGTCGTATCATCTACTATTATTGCAGTCCCATTACTATCCACTGCAATGTACGCAGTAGTAGCTGGGGGCGCGAGGTGGCCGGCCTCATATCTTTTCTGCTTCGTATGTAGCTGGGCAATAGCAATCAATATCTCTTTGCCCTTGTCTCGTCTAACGTTGTCACTCATGTCGTTCCCCTCCATCCAATTCAGTAGATAGCTTCTGAAGCTCTTCAAGCATTACAAAGATACAATTCGAAACCTCAGTATGCCATAGCTCCAGCTGGTAAGGCCTGCCTTTAACTAAGATAGTCAACGTAGTAACATCCGTACCAATAGCGTCTTCAAGCGCTTTGGCCTGCTTCTTAGCTAGCTGATAAGCTGTTTGATCGAGATCAACACATTGCTCAAGGACATCAGATATAGCTTTGTTAACCTGTTCAGTACGCTTGGCTTTTAGTTCATCAATAGTTACGATTGCCATTCATTTCAACTCCTTTCATATTCGAGCGGACTACCCACTTGAGAGCAGTATCCCTCTCATTATATAATATAACAAATAGCACGGTGTGTAAGCCTATTTTATATAATAGGAACGACACCGTACTACTTTAAGAGCTGATATTAACTTATACTTATTCGCCAGTCGCATCCTTTAACATGCGTTCGATCCTACTATACAGCTGATAGTTGGCATCATCTTCGTGCTGGCCACTAGGCTTTAGTAGATCGAGGAGTAGCTGGGTCTCTGCCTTAAAAAGGGTCAACTGCATTGGGGGTCCCCACGACTTATAAAGGCAGTCGTCGTGCTTACATGCATACAGTTGATGATAGCCATCATCGCCATCACAGTACCAGTCTTTGCAGCTTAGCTGGTCACACACATAAGTGATGTCTAAGTCGTCAATGGCATGGTAGCCAGCCTCGGGGTCACGCTCCTTATAAGACTCCATGAGCTTCTCCTCTTCGCAGCGATTGTACTCTTGCACCGAGCCGAATATGCGTTCAGTATCTTCCAGT